TTAGTTTTTGATTACGTTTTCTAATCCGTGCCTTAGCACGTTCTTTTTTAAGCCTGCGTTTTTCGCCAGGCTTTGTAAAATATTGTTTTTCTCTTAATACATTAAATGTATTTTCGTTGTTTACTAGTCTTTTTAATTTTTTGATCGCTTTGTCTGGATGGCCTATTACTATTACTGTTATCATTCTGCGGTTATTATGCAACTAAATCGGCCATGTGTCCTACTAATGCTTGAATCAAATTTGACATTATCCAGTGCCTCAAGCACCCTATCAAAAAATGATTTATAATCAAACAGAGCTATTTCTCTGCCTTTAGTCTTTACAACGACTTTGACCTTACTGCCTTTATTTATAAAATCTTTAATTTTTCGACACTTTGTTTCAAAGTCATGTTGATCAATGGATGGTCTGAAATCCATCTCTTTCAATTGGGTTAATTTCTGTTGCTTTTTTTGTTGTTTTTTAATCTTTTGTTGATCAAAGTTAAACTTAGCATAATCTATAATTTTACATACAGGTGGGTTAGAAGTTGGATTGATACATACCAAATCCAAACCTGCATCTTCCGCTATATATAATGCTTTACCCGGCGATACTAATCCATGATTCTGCTTTTCAGAATCAATCAATCTTACTTGTTTAAAACGTAAACAATCTCTATTAGTTAGGTTGTTCTTTTTAGGTGGTTGCCTATAAACCTTTTGTCTTCTCAATTTCTCTCCTTCTTAGGGTGCAAAGTCTTCTGCTTGTTGCAGAGTGTCAATAAAATGTTCTATGGTAGTAAATATTTGACATAAACTACCAAATGATAATATCTTAGTAATAGATTCATTCTTGCCAATTAATATTACAAATTTGTCAATAAGATAAGGAGATATCCAATATACATCCTTATCCTTAAACTCTAAATCAAAAATTACAGAATCAACATGTGCTAAATTTAATAATAGCCAATCGTAATTTTTTCCAACAAAAATATAAAACGTTAAATTACTTTCTAAGTATAGTGATTCGTATTCGGTTATTATTTGTTCTGTAAACGATAAGTTATCGCTTATGATAATAATTTTTTTACCAATTGAGGGAATTAAAATGCTAGGTTCAGTTATCTGAATTGTTTCTGACATAATTTATTTTGTTAGAGTTGCCCGTTTATGCATTGCGGCTTTTAATTGATTATAAACAGTTTCTCTTGTCTCCGGATCAACTTTTGCTAATGCATCTGCTATTTCTGGTTCTCTTAAGATGTGTTCTACATGTCTTTCAAGTTTATGTTCATCTCGTTCATCGATCCTCCATGTAGGACCTTCTGCTTTTTCTTTTTCTTCAAGTTCGTCTAACTCGCCTAATATGTCATCTACTATTTCGTCGGCGACAGATTCGCCTTCACCGGATGGTGCTATATCTTCTGCTTCTTCTTCTTTTGGCTCGGGTGTAGGTTCATCTTTTTCTTCAATCTCTGGCATCTCTTCAATAATGTCAGGCACTTGATCAGGTCTAACTTCTGTGCTACTGTCAGACGTTGTTGGCCCGGGGAGTGGTCTATCTTCCATAATAGGTTGTTCAAATCCATCATCATATTCTTTCCTTCCTCTTGCCCAAACTATTGTCATATTTCCTGCAATTATAAGTAAAACGGCTAATGGATCAAAAACAAATATTAATGTTATTATAACACCTCTTACGGCAGAGTCAAGCATATTTTTTGCATCCTCACCATAAATCATATCTGCAATATATTTTACCGGACCTACTTCTACTTCTAATTGTCTAAATTTACTTTCAAATTTTAATTTGTTAGTTCGTGCTTTGTCAGCAACTACTTGTTCTTTCTCAATAAATCCTTCTAATTGAGCAACTTTAGCATCTACGTCTTCTGTTTTTAATTGTGCTTGTGTTCTTAACCCTGCTATTCTTGCATTGATGTCTTCTATTTGTGATGCATATTTTTTATCTACTTCTGCAAAGTCCTTACGTAATCGCTCGTTTATTTTTCTAATTTTATCTCTTGCTACCCACGAAACACCTCTATCTCTTTTACGTACTTTGTCTATTGCTATTTCTTTTTCAGACTTGCCTGTTTCTTCATCTATTTTACCTTCAGCTCTTTTATCTAATAATGCTAAATCATTTTTAGTACGTTCTGCATATTCTACTAATTTACTATCCTGTACTGCAATTTGTTCGTTGGCTATTGTTTTAAACTGGTCCTTTTCTTGTTTAATTCTTTCGTAAATTACATTTAATGCTTCTTGTTCAGTCTTAACTAAATTATCTACCCGAAAGTTTTCACCGCGATTAAGTCGTCCAATTTCTTCATTCCATCGTATAATCTTTGATTTAGCTCTCACTAACTTTTCTTCATATACATCTATTTGTGCAATAGACTCTTCAGTCATAGCACTTTGTTCAAGATGGGCCTTTGAGAGGTAACCAAAAATACCCATAGAAGTTATGAGCATTAATATAATAACTGATATTAAAAGGTATGATCTTATTAATTTGGGAATTCTAGGCCAGAACTGATATAACCAACTTGCAGTAACAAGTTTTCCAACTTCTAATACTGTACCCATAATTGCTATGGATAAAGTCGCACCGCTGAAAATAGCCATTAGGCCTACTATTGAATAGTAGGCCGCTGTTGCTGATATACATAGTGCCGTAAAAAGTACAAAGAGTGCAAAAATCATGTATAATTAAACTACTGCTGTCACTGCGATATTAGCATTACCGCCGACTGCCTCGATATTTGTAATTGTATCGACGGCCGCGGCTGCGACGCTCTCAATCTTGTGTTGATGTCCTTGTCCAGTTCGAACTGATATATTTGCGTATGTCATTCTGTTTGATGTTCTAGCGGTTGCCATTGCGGTTGCCACTGCACGTTTAACTGCCGGGATATCGGTAAGATATGCACTTCCGTCCCAAAATTTTGGTTGGCCACTAAATTCTGCCGTAATATCTAAAGCAGTGGCTACACCGTTGGTATGTGTTATAGTTGCTCCTGTTGCAAAATAACATTCAATTAGATTAGCATTACAAGAACCTAATTGTTCTATGATCTGCTTCCAACGCATATTTCCACGTTCTACTGCGAGTTGTTTATTTTCTGTATTCATTGCAGTTCCTGCTTCTTCTAACTGTTGGGAACTTTGATGAAATACAGTACCTTCGTTTGCACTTGGTGCTGACATTGATGATAAGGCGATCTTATATCTTCGATCTACTTTTCCGCCTTGATGTTGTAATTGTTTAATGTATCCGTCGTTCATTTATTATCTCCGAACTTTTGTATTATTTATCTGCAACGCCCAAGTGAGTCGTTGCAAATGGTTGGGTTATTAATAGTCCGTTTATATCTATGTATTTGTCTGTGCCTTTTTCTTTTGCGAATAATGTGCCAAAACTTCTACCCTGTTTACCTTTTTTGGAAAAAGCAATTTGGCACATTAAATCTTTGCCTTCAAGCGTTTTAGAAAGAAACTCTTTACCATCATCTGATTTATCTGGTAATATACTAACGCCGTATAGTTTAACTTTCTGAGTGATGCGAACATAAAAACCTAGGTCCAAGACCATATCTAGTTGATCGCCACTTATAATCTTGTAAAAAACTACTCTGTATTCGTACACTCATTGCTCTCCTGTTAATTCAACGTATTTATTGATCCCACCTATAAAAAATATGTGTGTCAATATGTACGGTTTGTTTATAATCTCGTCGTTTCCCCCACCTAGGCACATCTATATAATCTGCATGGTAATGGGTTGCGCCTTCTGTAAAATCTATAATCATCATTGATCGCTTTAAAAAATACTTTGTTAAAGCAATCGAATAAACATATGCTTTAATATTCGCTGGCCTGTCATCTTTGCCATCGCAATACCAACTAAATTGACACATATCCCTATAAGGGAAATATGCATCCTTGCGTTTTACATACCTATGTTTGCCCTCATGCACTACTCCACAAATCGTATTTGGAAATCTTTTGTCTGCCACTCTATTCATTGTAACTAAAATTACTGCTACTTTGCCCGCCAAACTTTCGTTGCGAGCTTCGTGGTAGATATTCATTGCCATGCATTTTATTTCCGCTGGAGTAAATGCTATAAACGTATTCCGATATTTTGGTTCCGAATGTTTTTTAATTGTCATTTCGGCTTTTGCTATTTTTATCTTTTCTGTGTTAGCCGCGATTGTCGTGCATCCTATAAAGATACAGGTCAAGGTGGCTATACAAAGTTTTCTAAAACTCATATATACTATCCTTTTTAATTTTTTACTACATTTATACAAGATAAGTTTTAAGGAAAAACCCAGCCATGCCTTCATGGCTATAACTGGGTTGGTTCTGTGTCCTTGTTACTTCTTGCTATAAATACCCCATAAAATCCAAAGGGCAATTAAGCCAACAAGTCCTTCACCACCTAATGCTTTCACGAATGCGATTACATTTCCCAGGATGTCGAAAGGAAGGAATACTACGTTCGCTCCAAAAATGATTTGAAGAACTATACCCATCATCAGAATCGATAATCCAACTTCTGTTAAACCTCGTATCCAAGCAGATACACTTTTGATAATATCCATCTTATTTTTTCTCCTAAAATGAAAGGTTGATTCTGTTTCCAGGTTCAACCTTTAAAACCCACTAAATTATGCGGCTAACGCCATTGCATAATTAGGACTATACTCTGCATTGTTTGCAGTTATTGTTAATACAGTCTCTCCGATGCATCATTACGCTGTCGAAATCTATTTCGCCCCCATCAGCGAAATACAACATCTAAAATCCATATTAACCCTCCGGAGCCCAATAAAATTACAAAGGCCCAAAATAGGTTTTGATTGCTCATTGTTGTACCTCTCTGGTGGAGGCGGGCGGTATCGCACCGCCGTCCAAACGTCGTCAACAAAGTGTCATCGACCGTGTGTATATTTACCTGAATTTCAGGTAGATTCCCCGGAATTACACCGAGGTGCGTGGATCTCAACTAGGTAAGATTCACGTTTTTCTAGCACTTTTTTACTGGTAAAATTAGCATACGGGGTAAATATAACCTCCACGTCGTCTAATGTATCCTTGGTAAAAAATATGTGCCTAAACTCATCCCAACTTTTAGTTTGTCGTGTTCCGTGTTTAGTAATGCCTAACAACTTTCTTGCATGTTGTCGTAATCTTTGTGGTGTTCCAGCATTATAACTGGTACTATCACTTGCATTAATTCCGATATAAAAAATGCCAAAACTTGGCGAACTTAGCATATAAATGCCTTGAGAACGAATCTCTTTTGGTGAATCTTTCCGTGTTCTGACACTAAAACTGTTATCTTTTGGTATAAAATCTAGAATTTTTTTCAAAGGAAATTTATACTGCATAAACTGTATTATAACATATATGTTACGAAAAAGTCAAGAGTTTTGTTATGCTTCCATTAGTTTAAAAAATACGGACCACTTCACGGACTGTCCTGTTTCACCGTAAAGCATAACTTTTAATTTGTGAGAGGATGTATCAGCAATAATATCTGCATTCCAATGAGTTGCTGAATTTTGGTATGTTGTTTTTGCATTTGAACCAACAATAGATAATGTACCAGCAGTATTATCGGCTACACCTTCTACTTTAAATGCATTTTGTAATGTACCGCCTATTTGACGTCCTATAAAGCGAACATCAAAATACCATGCTTTATCACTAGCAGGTCCTATTTGAACTCCACCAAACACTATTTCTTCGCCAGTATTACCTGTTGTTGTGTGTGTAGCCGTATAAACTTGTCCGTCGGCATTTTGTGTTTGCGTTAAAGTCCACGGTGCTCCAGTAGGGATTTCTATATAATCATCTTCATTAACTAACGTGGCACCTGTACCTTGTTTAAGGTTCTTTAATGTTATATCACCCGAAACATTGGTTTTAATTAAACTAATAGTATTTGTGGCTCCAGTATCACTAAATGAATGAGTAACTGTTTTCCAGCCTGTATGTCCTGTAAGAATAGATCGAAATTCAACAACATTTTGACTTGTATTATAACGTATAGTACCGCCTTCGGTTGTTGTTCTCTGGGAATCATTTCCTTTTGGAATAACTAACCCGGCTGTTCCTGGTATCCATGTATTATCTGTAAGACCAATAGTTGGATTACCGGCAGTACCGTCGCCTTGATTAATTGTAATTTCATTTGGTGTTCCGGTTAACGTTCGATATAATGGAGTATCGCCGGATCTTGCAAGTATACCTGTACCTGATGTAGAACTTAAATTTTCAATCCATGTTGTTGGTATAATGCTAGTTACTGTCCAAGTACCATTAAGATATACATATAATGTCAAGTTATCTTCACGTAATGCTAATGCACCTTCTAGTACTGTTAATGCTTCTAAACCTGCTTGTGAAGAAACAACAATTACGTTTGCAGTAGAACTACCCGAACCTCCTCCGCTACTTGATCCGCCACCACTGCTTGAACCTCCGCCTGGTGATGTTGATGCACCCGAATCTTCGCCACCTGCGGCAGTAGTTTCACCAATACTGCCTGTTGCACCTGGTGCAGTTTGTGATACAACGGTTGTACCTGACGTTGGCGTTGCTTCGCCATGTAATGTAGATGTTGAGTAGCCTGTTATATTACCACAATAATCATATATGGCTGTTTTATCTTGTATTAGTGCATCATAGTTATTACCTTTTTTAAGTAATGCAATCATTTCGGGTTCTACAAGAACTTCAAAAATATTATTAAACTCTTGCCCTGCCATGCTTGTACCTGCGGCACCAGTAACAGGATAACCTCCTAGTTTATCAAACGTTGCAGATAAGTTACCAGCAACATTTGTTGCATCTTTTACTCCACCTTTAAATGAAGTTCCAATTCCTTGTGACCTTGGTAATCCTAAAGAAGCACTACATTCGCCTCCATGTAAACTACTTCCGCCATTACTATATGCACCATTTAGTAATCCTTCTAAACTAACTAAACTTTCTAAACTACTAATATTAGAATTAACACTTGATATTAACGAATCTAAACTTGCTGTCGCAAAACTACCATCTAGGATAGCCGTCATGTTATCGCTTATTGATTTTAAAGCACCACTATTTAAACTAGAAAAATTAAACTTACCATCGAGTCCTACACAGGCACACATATTATCAGGACCTATTGCTCCAATAGCATTTATTATATCTGCACCTTTTCCTAAGAATGATCCAAATGCACCTTCAAGCATGTTAGGAATACTTTTTGGATTTACTGGATCAGCACAAAAGTTAATCATGCTACCAATTGCGGCAACTTCACTTATAACACCATTGAGATTTTTAAGTACACTATCAATGCCCGTATGGTCATTAAACGAATCCATAGAATCACGTAATGATTCTAAAACATCTTTTAATTCACCTTGTAATGGATTTTTTAATAGTTCGTCTAATGCAACCGTTAGACAAATTTGGAGGTTAGGTAAGAGTAAGCCTTGTCCTGCGAGCAAGGCACATATCATATCTTTTAAATTGTAACTATATTCGGCTTGTACACCAATTAAGTCAGAATCACCGAGTAAATTTGTAGTATTGTTTACTGTCGGGGATATATAATCATTAAATGATGATAGTCCGTTACTAAAGTCGTCGAATGCCATTCATGTTACCCGTCTGCAAATACATCTGGGCTTCCATCAATACGTACATGACCACAAGAATCAGGATCTCCTTGCCTATTAACAGGAATATTGTTTGCAAAAACAGTTCCACTTCCGCTTGTAGTTTTCCATACCTTGTCCTTGTGTGGATAAGTCCACGGATAATGAAATGTTCCCATACTACCATCAACTGCTACTTCTAAATTATTAGCAAAAACAGTTGCTTGAGGTATTAAATCTATTATACCCGGAGGCGTTGCATTATTTTTATCTGATTTTCGTTGTACTTGTGGCATTAGAGCACTATCCCAGTTGTTGCTTCAATATATTTATCGGCTAATTCTTTAACCGCCGGAGCCATTGCAACAATTTGATCTTTGTTAATCCAAACTTTACTATTATCGCCTGTTGCAGGCCATTTAACCATTGCTACACCTTGCGTTGTTCCTTGCAAAGTCATTGAATTTTTTATATACTGAGCTCCATCTTCTGTAGACAGGCGGCCTATAACTTCATTGCCGCCTGCTAAACTTATAGACATTACTTGATCTTTGTCTTTACTTACTAGCATATTCCTCGTTTTGAGTAGGTATATCCATTAATTCTGTTAAGTCAACAGATTCGCAACCACCAGTATCAGCAGAACAGGCTAATTCCTGCGACCCTGCTGTAAAATCGCTTTTTTCAAAATTTGAAAGTTTAGTCCAATCAACGCCTTTAGGCATATTAATTAAACCTGCTTTAAATTCTTTTTCATTGCAATCTTGATACGGTGCTTGTCTATATGTATGTTCGCTAAATGGCAAGAACGAAACGCCACTTACCGAATCGAAGTTTTCCCAAACCCAATTACCAACTTCCATCCATTCGTCTTCTTTAACAGAAATAGTTACAGATGGTTTGTGTTCACACCAATGAGTTTGATACGTCATCCAAAGTTTTAATTGATCTACTGCTGACATATCAGTTCTAAATACTGAATCTTTTGGTGCTGACATTGGAAAACTAAAAACAGTTGTATGATTAGGTTTCATAACATCGGGTTCATTTGGAAAGCCTTCATCCATCATGAATTTACATAATGGATCTTTATTGTCTGCTCTTACAGTACGGATATAATAAGGATTATGACGGGCATGAATACCAGAAGCAGAATCAACGAGCTGAGACACAGTACCACTAGGTTTGACACAAGTAACACTGGCTGACTGATTAATTCCGAGTCTTTCTGCCCATTCTTTGTTTGTTCTGACAGCGACATTTCGTAATCCTTCCAATAGTGATTCTAATCCTTTTTTCTTTCCATTGGTTAACGGACTATCCATTATTCCTGTAAGGCTAACCCCAAGAAGTCGTTCCTCCTCGCAATTTCTGTTCCATTCTTTTGTGAGGTATTTAAAGTTAGTAAGGGTTGATTGAAAAGTTCCAAGGATAGTTGCAATTCGTACTTTCTCTTCCAGAGATTCAACATTGTCCCCTCTTCTGATAACGCATTCACTAAGGTTGCAGAATTCGCGGGACCGTAAAATGATTTCAGAGCACGGATTTGTGCCAAAGTCATGTCCAGGATCTCGTCGTTGTCCTTCATCGCCGTTCCTTTCATTAATTCTTTGCACTTGTGTCTGTGCAGATTTTCCGTTATAAACACCACGTTCACCGGATTTACTGTCATATAAACTAAGCCATTCTCTCATGAATGTGCCTATGTCTGGTTTGCCTTGATAGTTAACCGAATTATTTGCTAAAGCCCTCTGTCCATGTTGCTCCCACCAATTACCTGTTTTTGCAAATCGTAATTCTCTATCATTTAGATCAGATAAACTAATTAATGCACTACGTCTAACACCGCCTACAACAACAATTTCTGCTGTCTTACATACAATGTCGTGTGCTTCTATAGGTTTTAACTTTCGTCCTGCCGCTTGTTTAAATGTAGCAACAGTAAAATGAAACAAGTCATTAAGAGGCGCCGGTCCTGACGCTCTTCCACCAAATGTTTTTAATGGTGCTCCTGCTTCTCTAATTTTAGACAAATCCCATTTTGGAACTTGACCTGTCCATACTAAGCCTAGCAATTCTTTAAATGCTTTTGCCCAACCTAACTTACTATCAGCAACAACTATTGTTGTATCTGTTGGCCAAAATTCACTAGCAACCGCCGGCATTTTTTCTGTAAATTTACTTTCAACACTAAAACCTACGCCTGTACCATTCATCAATATGTATAAAATCTCATCAAATGATCTTGGGTGATCTACTGCGACATATGAGCAATTATATCCTGCAACATTTTCTCGTTTTAATGCTTCTCCTGCAGTCATCATGCACCGCATACTCGGCATAACTTCTAATTTAAGAACTGCTTGTTCTAGTTCTTTACGTTCTTCTTTTTTTAATGTGTAGCCACATTCTTCTTTAATATGATTTTCAAAAAAATCAAAATAACGGGCAACAGTTTCGTTCCACGTTTCTCTTCTCTCTTTTTCATAGTCCCATCGTGCATACCTGGACAAATGAATAAATGATTGGTATTCGGTAGGTAAACCAGACATCAACACTCCTTTTAATTGTGTAATCTTGAATTGTATTTTATGATAATGCTAATTGCATGTAAAAACTATTTATTAGACTGATGTATTCCAGACCCGGATTTGGAAGAAAAACTCAGTTGCAGTGGCAACCGTATATTTTAAATCAACTATACTTGTCGCAATAACGGTTGAAAATGAAAATCCTAAGGTAGTTGATAAGTCCTCAAACGAATCGTGTAGACTTACTGCCGTTCCATCCGTAATAAATCGTAACGTACCAACTCTAAATGCTGAACCTTGTTTTAAAGAATAATCTAAAAACATGGTATTATAATATGAGGTGTTAAAACTGAAACCAGTATTAACATTTGTACCGGAGGCTAAAGTTACATGGTGTGCTTGTTGAGCTCCACCAGTCATTCCAACTTCACTGTTATAACCTACTTTTACATTAGGGGAACCTGTAGCAGTGACACCATTTACAAGTGTAACTTGGTTAGTTGCTAAGGTAAAATCTGTTGTTAATGCTAACTTACTGTAACCCGAGCCGGCATCGGCTAAAACAGTTAATGTATCAGGTTTAACAGTCTTATTGCTGAGAGTAAGAACTTGACCAGCACTTCCTGTACTTTGAAATGTTTCGTATGCATTGCCTATGAATAGGCGTTGTGTATCGGTGGCGTATCCAAATTCACCTTCATTAAGTACTGGTAAATCGGCTTGGTTGCCTCGCCGTACCTGCATTCGTGCTGTCGTTGTTGCCATTTATTATAAATCCTTAAAACGGAAGCTCTTCTCTAATTGTATTTAGCTCATAATATTTATCGACTGTTTTGGACCATTTATCTGCATATGATTCAAATTCCTCGCTTATATCAAACTCTTTAAAATTACCATCTCTATCCACCATTAAAATATAGCAATTTTTAATGTCTGTGTCAAACATTTTATTATGTGCTAATGCATAGGCAGTACCTTGTAAAAAATAATTTTCTACCCATTCACGTTTCTTTATTTTTTTAGATGTTTTAAAATCAATTATTGCGGGTTCGCCTTTGTATATACCAACTAAATCACTAGTACCAGCATAAAGTCCCGGATAAAAAAGAGTACATTCTACGCCCCAACATTCATCCATATTATCTTGTAAATTCGTTATAAGGGGCTTACTAATTTTTTCAGCCATTTGCCAAACCAAATTACCATTTGGTTTTGCCTCTACCTCTAACAAATAATTTTCAACAAGTTTATGAGTTGCAGTACCAAGTCCTGCCGCTTCTTTTTTAACTTTATTTGCTTCTTCTTTTCCTACACGTTTTTGCCATGCAAAAATTGCTGACTTATCAGATGTAGCATCTAATATTGATGTTACACTAGGTAAGTTTTCGTCGCCAACTTCATATACGCGACTGCCTTTTACCATCGAACGTTGTGATGCTGGATAATCATATTTTGGTTTCATTTTACCCCGGTAATTAAGTTATATAGATAATTCGCCCATTCCGCGACGGCTTCTTCTTCATAATAACCATAACCACTAGGTTTAGGTTGCACCGTTCTACATATATTATAGTATGTTTTGTAGCCTTTGTCAAGTTGAGATTTAATCTCGTATAACTTTTCTACTATATGAAAAACATAAACTTTATGTCCTCTATATTCTAATAATTCTTTACATCTGTCTATTTGTATTTTTTGATAGTCTGATGCACTATTAATATCAAATTTATTGTCAAGCCATTGTTGATATATTTCATCATCATCACTTGACTCTATAGATTTATTATTCCAGTACACTCTATCTGGAAATGTTGTCATAATAATAATTAATGATTTTTCAGTGGCAGGACTATTAGAAAGGGCAAGATGTATAATTTCTTCATTTGATCCAACTTCAACGCCATAATTTTCAACAGGCAAGTTTAATTTATTTCCTAGTAAAACAGGCCATGAGGAATTATGATCTTTTAACATAGAACCTTTGGTATGTGAATCACCAAAAGTTTTTAATTTTACCAGTAAATTTTCCAATCGAAGGTGTTGGTTGTAACGGTGTCTGTTACTCTCTCAACTGTATAGCCAGCAT